TATCAAACCCTCTCTTGGTTGTTCCATTCTCATGTCTTCCATGATTTTCTCCTATACTGCAAATACAATAAATGCTCCAAGTAAATTTATCATAATAAAAATAAATGCAAATAACATTTGACCCATTGTTTCTCTAAATTCTTCTCGTTGTTTATTTCTTCTATTCCTATACTGCAAAACTTTCTCCACAACCACATGATGCAGTTGCATTAGGATTTATAACTTTTAGATATGAACCACCTAATTCTTTTACATAATCTACTGTACAACCAAAAACGTACATTTCTGCTATAGGGTCTAGAACCAGTAAATCATCAATTGGTTTACCCCATTTGACATCTGGCCAGTTCTTTTTGTAATCCCAGACGTATGTAAATCCAGAACAACCACCACCTTTTACACCAAGTGTAATATGGTCATCATTTGCAATACTACTTAGGTATTCTCTTGCATTGTCTGTAAGTTGAATCATAACCACCCCATTGCTAGTTTAGTATCATAAGGTACACTTTCCATAGTAAATGGTGGGTCAAAAGTACAGTTTACTATACAATCTTTAGCACCAGTATTATTTAGTCCAGCTTGTTTTATGTTTTCACTTATCTCATCTGCCATAGGACAAAACACACTTGTAAGTGTGTGTGTTATAGTAACAACCTTTTCTACAATCTCTATATCGTATATCAATCCTAGATGTATGACAGAAATAGTCGGCATCTCTGGGTCATATACTTCTTCAAGATTCTTTACAATCTTTTCTGACATTTCATTATGTTCTTCTGGCGTCATTCGTAATACTCCATACTTACACCATTCTGTTCTTTAGTTACTTTTCGTAGACCATTTTGTGGCTGACCAACTGTAGTCTTGATTGCATTTTTAGGTACTTTGTTTTTTCTTGCAAGTGCTCGTTTACGTTTATCATTATATTCTGCAAAACTTATGTTTGCAGAAACAAGTAATAATACAGCTAGAGGGTCAAATACAAATACTAGTATTAGTATAACTGCACGAACCGCGGTGTCTATGTAATCTAATGCGTTATCTCCATACACTATTGCTGATATGTATTTGATAGGCCCTATCTCTACCTCAAAACTATTTATTTGTAATTGATACTCAGCTCTTTCTTCTAAAAATAAATCTATTCGTTCTTGTGATTTATTAATTAGACTTACTAATTCTTTTCTTTCTGGCTCTTGTTTATCTCTTTTTTCTAGACCTTTTGAAACTGCACCCAAATCAAGATATTTGTTTAATGCTGTATCTAAATTTAATAATTGTTTTTCGTATCTTATAATAGTATTACGTTGTGTTTGTATACGATTATCAACTCTTTCAACTTTTAGATATATCTCTGCAACATCTTTTCCTTGATCTATGTGTGCTTTAGACAGATAACCAAAAATACCCATGCTCGTTATGAACATGAGTACTATGACAGCGATTGTAAGATAAGACTTGAGTAAGAAAGGAACTTTCTTCCAGTTCTGATATAACCAGCTCGCTGTAACTAGTTTACCAATTTCTAATACAATTCCCATTACTGCAATAGATAATGCAGATGCAGAGAATATGGCCATAAGACCTACGATTGAGTAAAAGGCCGCAACTGCGCTAATTGCTAGTGCAGTCAATAATGTAAATAATGCTAATATCATTTACTTATTTAGTCGGTCATTTAACTTCCTTACTAAAGTACCGATTACATTATTCCAATAGTTCCACGCCCATGAATCTAATTTAGACATATCTCTTGCAGAGTAAGCGTTTTCTATTCTTCGTTCCTCTAGTTCATACATTACACCTTTTCCCAACCAACTCTAACACATTTGTACTTGGTGTTACCAATCAATACAAAGTCATCAGTTGAAGTAGACCTACAAGTTGGTTTATCACCAACATATTCTACTCCATCATTACACCACCATGCTTCATCAATGGTGTTAGTCTTCATAAATGCTTCTTCACACTTTTCTAAATCAGACAATGTTTTATCTACCATTACAAATGCAACTGTATGTGGGGTTTCCTCATATCCAGCGTGTATAACTGCAACCTTTTCCATAAAGGTTTTCTCATATTCTTTCATCAATGCATCATTCATATCACCCAAACTCCTTTTCTACGACACCAAAATTCTCATTAAAACCACCATCTTCGATAGGTGTATCAAGACAGACTTGTGCCTGTTCTTGAGTCATATATTCTGTGAACCTATCATAAGGTTCAATACCATATTCAGCCTTACAGACCTTACCGACATACCAACCAGCGGCAGACGCCATCACGATTGGTTCTGAAACTTCTGCAATTTCTCCATACATATCAATTGTGTTGAACTCGATATCTTTAATGTTTTTTAATGTTTTCATAATTATTTCTTTCTCTCTATTTTACTATTAATACTACCATATAATTTACACAATGTCAAGGACATTATGCAACTTTCTTATAAGCTTTATTCCACTTACCAATATTGATATCTGTGTAATGTGACCTATCAAAATAGTCAACCATTGCATTATCATTATTGTAGTACTTCGTACCTTTCATTTCAACAAGCAATTCAGTCAAAAACTTTTTTGCAACACCCTCATAATGTTCGTGTATCCAATACACATTAACTTGGTCGTGGTCATCTCTCATATTGAAATCAATAGGCCCAGACTGTATGTTGACAACTAAACTTGAGTGATGTCTAACAGCAATAGTACCTTTCATGTTATACTTTTTAAGAACCTTTTTTATACCGATTGAAAGTTCTTTTTTATCGGTCTGTGAAACATAAGCCATTTATTTTTCTCTCTCTTGATTGTTTATACTTATAGTATATACTAAAAAAGAGGGTTTGTCAATACCCCCTCTGTAACCCTTACTCACTAACGATTGTAGAGGAGGGTTGTTTTTTGTGATTTTGTTATTATTGCAAAACAGCCGAATCACCTATGCAGCTTCTAACATTGCAAGTGGTACATTATAAAGACGTAGTGATTTATTAGAAAGCTTCATCTCAACAAGAGCTTTCTTGATATTGACTTTCTTGACAACACCAGCAGTTCTTTTAGTCTTTTGAACAACCCATACTTTAGAACCTACCTTAATAGATTGTTTTGCATTATGAACTTTGACTTCATTAACCATATCTTTAACTTGGTTAAGCTCTTCAATTGACATTGTTTTCAATTGGGGTAAAACACCCATAACTTTTTGTGAATAATACATTATATAACTCCCTTTAATTTTAATGTTGCTTCTATTTCTTTTACCATGACATATCTTTTGATAAGATTCTTTTTGATAGTTTCATTGACATTTATTGCATCTGCCATTTTTATCTTGTGAGGTAATGTTCTAAGAAGTATTCTTACCATTTCTTTTGTATCACCTTTTAAGATATTATCTTTTAATCTGGCGACTGAAATCATTTTACTCATTTTTCTCTCTCTCTTTATTGTTTATACTTAGAGTATATACGAAAAAAGGGGGTTTGTCAACCCCCCTTCTGTAATCCTTGCTGACCCTATATTACAGAGAATCAGTATTTTTATAAAATTTAAGACTTAGCCGAATCACCCAGTCTTTCTTGTAAACTTTTTGAAACCACCTTTTTCGATTTCTGCAGCTCTTTCTGGATCAATGGTTTGTCTTTTACCACCACTACGACCTTTTCCTAATACACCACTTCCACCAGAGTTCTTTTTCAATGCAAGTTCTTGTGCCATCCAATTCAGGCCAGTTGTGTTTTGAACCTTTCTCTTTGCAAGTGACTTTACTTGTTTAAATACTGGTGTCATCACATCTTCTGTTGAATCATTGTTATCGACTACCATAAAGTTTCGTCTAAAGTATTGACTAAACTTACCAATATTTTTTTGTACATTACTCCAAGATTGTGTAACAATTGAATTAGGTAACTTTCTTGGTCTTTTTGCATTTCTTTCAAGTGCAGTATCAAGAGAAGTGTTAACAAAAATCATATGTACGTCATAACCAAATTGTTTTAATTTAGTTGCTTGGTTTGTAATCTTATCATAGTCTTGTCCAGTTCCATCAATAATGAGTCCAAGTCTACCCTCTATGTAGTTTGCTTGTCTACCAGAAGTAACTTTTTTTGCTTTAGCTCTTATGGTATCTCTTACTTCTGGGTCTAATTCTCTTATGTCAAGACTCATACCAGCATCTTTAAGCTTTTTTTCAAAGACTTCATCAGAATTGACAACTCTAAAACCCATACCACCAGCACCTCGTGCTATAACGTAGGACTTACCACTTCCTGGCCCACCTGCAAGGAAAAACGCTTTAAGTATGTTGGGGTCGTAAACTCCCTCTTGTAAATCTTGGAATGTTTTCATTTTTAATTCTCTCTATAGTTTCTAATATATATTTATCATTTTCCGTCATTGGTTCTACTGTCCTATCTCTGTTAATAAAGGTGTTCATTTTCTTTAATTTGAGTTTAGTTTTTAACATTGGCATATATGCCTCCTATTTTAAATGATTGTCATAATGTATTGTCTATAGAGTCTCCTTTCTGTTTTAAGTAATATCGTTTACTGTTGCATTGCCTTGTGATTTTACTTCACCGACATCTGCAATTATTTCTAGTGATTCTGGTAATGAGTCTTTTGATAAAATCATGGCTATCTGATGATTCCTTGTTGGTGGAGAAAATGTGTGTCTTAGTTTTGTAACTAAATATCTTCCAGATACATATTTATCTCTTTCGCTAACTCCATGTTTTTTCCCTGTTCCTACAAAATTCAAATCCACCATATCTCCAGCTGCTAGTCTTGTAGTACCATGTACTGTAATAGCTACAGTTCTACCATAGTTTAGTTCATGTAGTCTTGCATTCTTTTGAAGTAATGTTTCATTAATTTTATTTGCACTAACACCATTATTAGTATTATTTGAGTCCGCATACTGTGCATTTACAGTGCCATTTGTGCTTGTTGGGTGTACATAAATTCTTGAGTCAGTAAAGTCACCTAAGTTTTCATTATATTTTGGATTTGAATCAATTCTTGCGTGTTTATCAAAATCTTCAAAATACCCATAGGTATTCACATTGAAAGATTTATTATGTATATTGTAAGAAATAAGCTTCCCCCCTAGTAGACCACCTCTAGAGTCCATCAAAGAATCATTACTACCTTTAATCTCATAATTCACAACTCTGTCATAGACTTCTTGGAGTCCACCAAAAGCTTGTTCATCTGGAGAAACATCTCCATTATTATATGAGCCCTTACTAGCCAAACTATATAGGTTTTGTAGAGTTCTAAAATTATATCCTCTGGTAGTTTCATAAAATAAATAATGAGGATTACCATCAGTTTTACTTTTACATTCTCTCATAAGCTTTGTTATAAAATCAAATGGTCTTTGATTAGGAACGATTATATTTCTTACACCAGCTGTAATTTCTTTATTAATTGTTTTATTACTATTAATGTATCTAGAGTCTGTTAAAATATTCTCAACTATACTAGATGGTGTGTCTGTATAACTTTTTGAAACTCTTACACGATTATTTTTTAATAGTTCTTGAGAACAGAACTCCATAGTATAAGATACAGCGCCAGTAGAAATATCTGAAGCGGAGCTAAGATTATATATCGCTAATGCATTTTCTGTAAAATCAATTACAGTATCTTCACCTTTAAGAGTAGGTGTAGTTATTTTCATTAACAACTGTTCTTGACCTATGAATGGCATATTTTCTTGTAAATTATTTACGTCTGCAACAACAAGTTGACCAGTTAACGAATGGTTTAAAATATCTTCAAATATGTTAATTTCAAGACAGGCCTGACTTATATTTACTGCAACACCAGAAGATGCTATTATTTCTAAGTGGTCTAAGTTAAACTCACCAGCATACTGTAAATCTGCCATTAGATACTCGTTTCATTCATTAATGTAATGTATTCCTCTACAAAATCTTCTACATATTTTGGGTCTAGTAATCTTATCTTTCTTCTTTCATCTTGTAAAGATTCTTCATATTCTCTATTTGTTATAGTTGTTGCTGATGCATAAAAACTTGTATCTCCACTATATAATGCAGAGTTTTTGTATACCTCTATTTTTGTGTCTGTATCTCCAGATGATTGAGCTATTTCATAATGATGAACACCATCTACATTAGATGTACCATTATCATTAACATACTTGTCATTTATAAATTGTAAGAACTGTGCATATGACATAGGCCATTGATGATACCTATCTGTTATGTTATTTACTAATAAGACAATCCAATGAAGTTCTGAATCATTATATAATTTATGTGCAATTATCTCTGGTGTTTCACCCTCTTTGATGTCATAGGTATCAAATAATAAAGTATTAGTTTTTAGTTTTGTACGAATAGCAACTCTACGCAAAAGGTTAGTAACAACTTTAGGATTACCAACACCAACAGAGTCGTATTGTATTTTAGGTATTGTTTCAAAATACATAATTAAAACCCTTCTTGTACTTTTTCTCTAGTTACTAAATCTAGCTCTTTGAATTGTAGTGTAATTGATGTTTCTACTGGCGGAGCTCCATCACCATCAACTCCAGAATATGTTCTATATTTATCTCCACCATAACTTACTGACATATTTTCTAGAACACAAGTTCCTATTTTGTGAAGATAATCATTTTCACCACCTTGATACATATATCTTATGTCAAAGGTATTTGGAACAATCATTCTTCTACCCTGTTCAGATCCGCTACTAAATTCTGGTAACATATTAGATTTAAACATAAAAATAATATTTCTTATTTCATCTGCTTCAGCTTTACTTTTAGGTATCATTTTAAATGTATATTGAAATGACCTTTTACTAACACCCTTGAATGCAAGTTCTAGTCTATCTGATATAATCTCACCAGTTTGCATACCTTGTACTTCTCTAAGACCACCAAATCCTGGCAAAGCACCAAGTGTGTTCTGTAATAATAGTGTAAGAGCTGTAGGTAAACCTTCTGTTAACCCTCGTCTAAGTGCATCTCTACCACTTCTTGTTTGTAGTCTACTATTAAATGCCTCAAGTGCTTCATTTGTTATTAAGCCAATACCTGTATCAGTATACTCAGCATTATAAGTTGACTGTACTTGTGCTGGCATATACATTGTTATTGCAGTACTAATTCTTTTGGTAGGAGCTCTTGTTACTATAATTGGTTGTTTTGCTCTGACTGTAGCTGCTTGAGTGTCATTTGAATACATTCCAGTTGGTGCATTATTGTTTAACAACTTATTTTCAGCACCACTATTTAATTTTTTTTCATATTTACCACCAGTAAGAGTAGTTATGTATTTTGGAATTGCTCTAACACCTCTTTCTTTTTTTACAGTTGCATTTGCATCACCTAATCCACCTGTCATTGGATCAAGATTGTCTTTTCTACCTTTGAAACTTATTTTTGCATTAGTTTGTTCATTAATCATAAACATAACATAATGACCTTGATTACCAGCACCTATGTCACTTGTTACATCTAAAGGAAAAGATAGATTCTTTACAGCACTGTCACCAGGCATCCCACCAGATAATTTACTGAGCTCAGAAAGTTTAGGTATGTCTAAAGTTGATTTACCAATATTACTAACAAACTTTTTAAAGCTTCTTCCTATATTAGCTTTAACAACTTGTCCAAGATTTAGGTCTAATGCCATTTATAAATACTCCTGTAACTTCTATTTATAAAGATTAGCATGGCATACAGCGGTAAATATATTCCTAGTAACCCAAAAAAATATAAGGGTAATACATCTCAAATAATATATCGTTCTCTTTGGGAGCGTAAGCTTATGGTTTATTGTGATATGAATGAAAAAGTTTTAGAGTGGGGTTCAGAAGAAATCATCATACCTTACATATCGCCTTGGGATAATAGAATACATAGATATTTTCCAGACTTCTATATGAAAGTTAAACAGCAAAATGGAACAACTAAAAAATTTATTATTGAGGTCAAACCTAAGTATCAATGTAAACCACCAACAGCTAATCCTAAAAGAAGAACTAAACAATGGTTTAATTCTGTAAAGACATGGACAATAAATGAGGCCAAATGGAAGTCTGCAAATAATTTTTGTTTAGATAATGGCATGGAATTTAAGATACTAACTGAAGACCACCTTAATCCAAAGTATAAATAGTAATATGGAAACTTTTGGAATCACAATCGTATTAATGGCACTCTTTACATTAGGAATGTCTTTAGGACTACTTATGAACAAACCACTCAAAGGTAGTTGTGGTGGATTAAACTGTAGGTGTAAGAATGGCACAGAGTAAATTTATACAATCAGTAATTGATGCTGCAAAAGGTAGACCTAAATCTACACAATGGTATCAAGACAAAATCAAAGAATTTGGTAAGCCTGGTGCATTAGATTTGATTCGTGATGGTAAAAGAAATAACAGACCATTTTATGGTAGATTGAATATGTTTTTCTATGATCCTAAGCTTAAAAAGAAATTACCATATTATGATACATTTCCTCTAGTTTTACCTCTAGAAAAATATGATGATGGATTTTTAGGCATCAATTTACATTACTTACCTATGACACTTAGGATACAATTATTAGATAGATTAGTAGATTTTAGTAACAACACAAAATTTGATGAAAGTACAAAACTTGATGTTGACTATAGTGATTTAAAAAAAGTAAAATTAATTAAACCAACACTCAAACGATATCTTGCTGGTAGAGTTAAAACACAGTTTCGTAGAATAGATGCAGATGAGTTCACAGTTGCAGCACTACTCCCTATTGCAAGGTGGAAAAAAGGTTCAGCATCTGAAGTTTATTCAGATAGTAGAAAGATGGTAAAATAATGGCATTTGGTATTAAGAGTTTAATAAAGTCTGCAGCATTTGCTGGATTAAATGAATTTTTAGGTCGCGGTAGAGATGGCGGTTATGCGAAACCAAATCGTTTTGAAATTATGATTATACCACCATCTGGAGTTCGCGGAACTGGTTCTGCAGGTACTGCAAATCCATATGTTGCAATATTTAATACTTTATCTGGAGATGGTACATTAAGAAATACAATATTTAATTGTGAAAGTTTTTCTTTTCCAGGCAAAAATTTATCTTCTGCACCAGATACTAATTTATATGGGCCTGAAAAAGAAGTTGTCAATGGAGAAAATTTTGGGGATATAACTTCAACATTTTATTGTTCTTCAGATTTAAGAGAAAAAAGATTCTTTAATGCATGGCAAGCTTTAGCCACTTCATCTGTAGATGGTGGTTTTGCATTAGGATATTATGATGATTATGTGGGTAGAATACAAATATCACAGTTAGATGAAAAAGATGACAGAACATATACTTGTACACTAATTGACTGTTTTCCTAAAACTGTTGCAGATTTAGCATTAAATCAGGCTCAAGCAACTGATATCCAAAAAGTTAGTATCACATGGACATATAGATATTGGATACAAGATGGAGATGAGCCTGGTGCACAGGTGACAACTAGAATAGCAGATGCAATAAAGAATACTGTTACAAGAAATATAACATCGCGAATACCAAGTGTATTGAGAAGATTATAAAGGATGAATAATAATGGCGTTACCAAAACTAAATACATCAACACACAGGTTGGTGTTACCCTCTACTAATGAGGAAGTCAAATTTAGACCATTTTTAGTAAAAGAACAAAAACTATTGTTGATGGCTCAACAAAGTGAAGACTCTACTCAAATCAATGATGTAATTATAGATATCATAAAAAGTTGTACAGGGCTTGATGCAGAAAATTTACCTATGTATGATGTAGAATATATTTTTCTACAATTAAGAGCAAAGTCTGTTGGTGATATTATAGAGGTAAATTTGTTATGTCCAGATGATGGAAAAACGCGTGTACCTACAAAGATTGATTTAAATGATATACAAGTCTTGAGTGACCTTGAACATGAAAAAGTTATACAACTTACAGATGATATTAAATTAATTATGGAATATCCTACTATGAAAGATATGAAAAATGTAAATATTATAGATGGAGATGTGCACGTAATATTTGATATACTAAAAAATTGCATATCAGAAGTTCATAGTGGAGATGAAATTACAAACCGAGTTGATATCACAAATGAAGAATTATCAGAATTTGTTGACAGTTTAAACACAGAACAATTTGATAAATTAATGGCATTTTTTAACACCATGCCAAAGGTTCGTCATGTGGTTGAGGTAAAGAATCCAAAAACAAAAGTAAAAAGTGAGGTATTGTTGGAGGGCCTCCAGAGTTTTTTAGACTAGGACTCTCGCATGAGAGTCTACATAATTACTACCAAGTGAATTTTGCAATGATGCAACATCATAAATATAGTTTAACAGAACTTGAAGATATGTTGCCATGGGAAAGAGATATATATGTAGGATTACTGCAAAAACATATCAAAGAGGAAAATGAGAGAATAGAGTTAGAGAACAAAAAGAGAGGGTAAAAATGACTGAAATATCAAAAACTGTAGACCCAAAAATTGCAGCAAAAGACACAAATGGAGATGGACATATTTCTTTAGAGGAATATGAGTTGGATATGGAATTTAAACGTAAGGAATTAGAAGATGCTGATGCAATGAGAGATGCACAACGTAAGATGGCTTGGTTTGCATTAGGTGGTATGTTATTATATCCTTTTGCAGTTGTACTTGCAATGGCATTAGGTCTAGATCAAGCAAGTAAGATACTAGGTGATATGGCAAGTGTTTACTTTGTATCAGTTGCAGCGATTGTTGCAGCATTCTTCGGTACACAGGCTATGGGTAAAGGTAAGAAGTAATGTCAGATTTAACTAAAGTAGTTCAAAAACTTACTGAAACAAATGCAAGACTAGAAAAGCTTGAAAAACAAGGCAATCCATCTTTAGAAGATAGACTTAAAGGTGCATTTATAGACAGTAGTTGGGAAAGATTAAATAATACAAAAGAAACAACTAGAACTATAAAAGAAGATGCATCTGGTAGAAAAAAACAAGATTCATCAGAAGCAGTCAGAGATAAAATTGCAGGTACGCAATTTGCTGAAGCACAAGAGCCTCGTTCAAGAGTGCCAGGAATAATAGAATCCACTTCAGCTACGTCAGACTTCATTGCAGCAAAACAAGGCGAACTTATAGCTGAAAATACTAAACTTCAAAATATGCAACTTGAGGCAATACGCGACCCAGATAATGAGCAAGTCAAAATCCAAATACAAATGCAGAAAGAAGCTTTGGGTCGTGTTGAGGACAGTATTACAAGTTTTGAGGAAGCAATGGTCGAAGATGGAGAAAATCAATTAGATGCTATGCCCTCTTTAGCAGTTCAAGAAGAAATGGCAAATGATGAATCAAAAAGAAGAAAAGAAGAATTAGCTAGTGCATTTTCTCCACTTAAAAATGGACTTGATAGTAT